ACTGCGCAAAATGCATCTTCACCTTTAATCATAATATCTCCTTAATGACCACAAGCAGTTAAAAAACGGTTAATATCAAAGAAACTATTATCCGCTTTGAATTGGACTGCTAAATCAGAGCATAATTGGAATGATGATTTATTCTCAAATAATACTCTGGCAATAGTAATATAATGCTTTTTACTCATATAATCTCCTATAATATAAACTCTTTAACCCATTCAAAACGGGTAGATAATGGTACCCATAATAACCTACGCTTATTCTCTGGTAACTCTAATGGATATTGTAATAATAACCAATCATCATTATCGGAGAATAATACATTCCGCTGATATTTTACTAGGCGGACGATACGATTATTCCATTTTGCTACGGTAATACTCATAATGTCCTCCTGTTAATAACTAATAAATCTATTCTATATTACTTTTGGTTATATGTCGGGATAATGGTCGGGATATAGGTGCTCTCGATTGGTCTTAGTTTTCATTTCAGATTATCCTAGATTATCCTAGATTATCCTAGTTAATCCTGGAAGATTTTCCGAGCAGCTTCTCAATATCTCTAATAATACCATTATCTCAATATAATCAATAACTTACTAATAACCACTATGCGTACCTGAGCACCATAATGGTTACTATAAATCATCGTATTATCTCTATACTATTATGCTAGTTTAGCAGTTAATTTAGCCAGTTTATCTTGAGCAGCTTTAATTTGCGCTTCAATTTTCGCTTTCTTTTCCGCTTCTTTATTAGCCTTAATGATTAACTTGGTGGATTTACTCATTACTACATCCTGCTTAATGGATTCTCTTAACTCTTTTAATAGAGCACGCTTATCCTTGAGAGAAACCATGGAGAGGTCGGTAGCACAAAATGATTTAAACATATAATATTCCTTTTAATAATTGGTAAATGTAAATGGTACAGCTTGATAATTAAGCGAATTTGCGATATAATCTAATACCAGCTTTAGCGCCTCTTACTGATTTACTGGTTAATCGGTCGCTTTTAGTGGTAATAATACGACCACCATTATTGAGATAATCCAGAATATCACGCTGGATGGCAATATCTTGGATAATACGCTTATTGGCTACTGGTTTATCATATTGCTTACCAGTAAAGGTTTTAGCGATATTATTAGCCACGATATACTCATTATCCATAATGGCAGCTTTTTTAGTGGCAGCACGCTCTTTCCGCTTAATAGAGGATATATCCTGATTAACTCGGGATAATAACTGCTTTAATTCAATAATCGATAAATTTTTAATATCCATATAATCCTAATAATAATATAATCGATAAAAGCGCCAAACGATGCGCAGAACCGATTTTATAAGTATACAGGAACCATGGAAAAGGTCAAGCGGTATTTTTGCGGATGGCAGGTAGGATGATGGTTTTTTGGTGCGTTGCCGGATGAGTGTTGTTTTGGAGCAACGACTGTGGCAGATTGGAGAACAGCTTTGAGGCGCTCAGAGGTAAAAGTGTTGTATGGGAGCAACGCCGGAGAGCAGTATGGAAAAAAGTTGCGGATAGGTCAAAACACAAGTTCAGTAACTCCTTTTCCAGGAAATTTTTTCAGGATCCGACTTTTTTGGATTCTAAATTTTTTTCCTGGTCCCGGTTCTTAATCCAGACTAATGCATCATCCAGATTCATCCACGGAGAATACTCTTTGGTCTTTTCGTCAGTCCATTGGTATTCGTGAGTTTCGCCTATCCACCAGGTATTCGCTGTGGAGTCCCATCGAGCAGAAGGGTTACTTTGTTTCTTTAATATCACAGTTACACTCTAAGCGGCCTTGATTACAGGTACCGGTACAGACTTTGTATTTTGGAAACTGGCAAGGAGCATCATAGTTACCAGTAAGGCATCGTTGGTCACAGGTAACTCTAATAGAAAACCACTTATCGATTAATCGTACCCACCAGGAATTAGGTCTACAGTTCTTCATTGCATATCTTTCCAATCAAATCCTAATAGTTTGTATAATAGTTTCTGAATCCATGACGGTTCTTTCTCCATACCAATCTGAACTCCACCAATGTTGAGTTGACCTACTGAATTTTGAGGATGAACAGAAAGTGTAGGAGCAATGTTCGTAGCCCATGTAGTAGCTACTGTGGTAAATTCGTGAATAGAACCACCGATAGGCATAGAATGTACTCCAGCGATTCCTTGAGCCCTATAATGAAGATGTGTCGGACCATAATCTAAATCTAATTCGGTTTGCTCAGTTAGTGGCCAGAACCAAGCGATATCGGTCTGATTGTTCCATCCCTTTCGTATTGCGTTTACCCACGTTTTACCCCATTTTTCTTCCCAAGTAGGCTCAGAGGGTTTTTCGAATTGTATTCTATCTTCTGTGGTGAACGTGGTCATATTGTGACGCCTTGTAATAAACTTTTGAACTATATAAGTATAAACACTAATATAAAGGAATTAATATGAAAAACTTTTTAAAACAAATCACGAGCCTATTTGCTACTATTTTTGATGTTCCACACGGTACTCGTTTGGAAGAATATATTACCTGGAAACGTCCCCAAAACCATTCGGACTTAGAGAGAATCGTCCGAGAGTTTAACGAATTGCGTTATTGGTAAAACTCCCGGAAGCGCTGGAAGAACCACAACTACTTTGAACGATTAGGACATTTCCTTTTCGAATTCTGCTTTAAGTTCTTCTAGTGCTTTGATTAGTTCCGCTTCTCGTTGTTCTTCTGACTTGGCCAGACCACGCCATTCCAATACTTTGAGTTTATCTGAACCGATGTCCTCGTCTGGACCAAAATACTGGCGCCATTCGTCTTTCCAATAAGCCTTATGTGGGAACGGCCAAGACTTTGTTTTGACCTCATAGATGCCTTCATATGAAGGTTTGATTTTTTTATCAAACCAATCGGTCATTTCATATTCTGGTTCATCAGATTCTTCTTCATCATCATCTTCAAATTCTTCGTTTTCTTCTTCCCAAGAACGCTTCTGGTCAGAAATACCATAAGCATCATTAATGTCTTGTGGAATCTGTTCATCGATTTCATCGGCGGACATATCAGAGTATTCATAGTGGTCATTATAACCATCACGGAAGGCACCACAGAAAGCCATACCACCCTCATCATACATGGCATCTACTGACCAACCTTCGGACTCTAAAAACTCATACATGGCAATCGGAGGACCCCAAGGCGAATCAAAACTCATACGAATGGTGTTTTCATCTTCACGGTCGAAATCATAAACAGAAACGTCCCATTTACAACCCCAATTTTCTAAGTTCCAACTATACCAATTCTCAGATTCGGATTCTGGTCTTGGACGGAGATATTGGAAAAGTTCTTGTTGTTCCGGATTCTTTTCTAATACTTCATATAAACCATCAACCACTTCAACATCATCATGTTTTAGTGTAACATTATTTAAACACCAATTTGGCATATTATTCTCCCTCAAATACCAAAACTAAATCTTCTTCATCAACGACCCAATATTCTACTGATTCGTATTTCACTTTCTTGGCTTTCTGCCAGTTAGGTAGAACACATTGGCCAACTTCAACCAAGGAAACATCAGGACCAGCGGCAAGAATTCTTGCTCTAGAAACTTCTTCACGGTCTGCGGATTGCATAATGATACCACCTTTAGAAACGGTATCTTTCTTAATTGCTTCAACAATAATATTCGACTTGATTGGTTTAATCCCGATACTATTGGTTGTTTTAGTTACTGTTTTTGTTTTCTTCGTTGCCATACATTCTCTTTCTACATTGTTCAATCACTTTAGCGGGAACATCGGGGTGCCAACCACCGATTAACATATCACAATTATACTTGATAGGCGTTATCCTGGCAACGATTTTATGGTAATCATCATCAGAAACAAAACCATAGACCACAAAGAATGCCAGTATTGTGGCAAACATTTTGATTGTGGTTATAGTATCGCACCTATCTTTAAACATTTATTTTAAGCATTTCTTCATAAGAGTAATTCTGTACCACATACTTGGATGGTTTGTCCAAATAACAAGCTTCTAAATCACCTGGTCGTCTTGGTAAAAATTCTATATTACAATTTAGATTGTTTACTTTAAGGAAGGTGCGGACAATCTGTTGAGTGGTTCTAGGTTCACCGTAAGCAAGGTTCTCAATATCATTAGCAGGTTCATCGATTGCTTTAATGATGGCAGCACAGATATCATTTACATGGATATATTCACGAACACAAGTACCATCAAGTGTATTATAATCAGAACCAAAAATACCAAACTTACCTGTTTCAGGAATCTTCATTAGATTTGCCATAATGCCATCAGGATTAGTGGGCTTAAAACCATCAGAACCAATTACATTATAAAAACGGAAGATAGTATAATCATATGCCTTCTCTTTAACAATATCTTCAGTAATACGTTTAGAGAATCCATATGGAGAATCTGGATTAGTTGCGGCGCCCGTAGAGGCAAAAATAAAGTTGTGGTGTCTTACTTTTTCCAAAAGATTGATTGTACCACTAACATTTGTTTCATAATAATCTGTAGGATGTTTAACAGATTCACCAACACGAACTAGAGCTGCAAGATGTATGATAGTATGAAATTCGGTATCACAGGTAAACATATTGCGAATATCTAAATTTTCTATGCCATTGGCAGTAATATCAAATCCGTATAATTTAATATCCGGTCTGGTTTCTGTAATCATCTTCCATAGATGTTGGCCAATATAACCTTTATGTCCGGTAATCAATACTTTTTTCATTTTGTTTTCTTTTTCTTACATTCACACCAAGATTCTTTTTTACCACAAACATTGCAGTAACCTTTTAGAATTGGTCTATCACCAAAAATTGTATTCCACTTCTCTGCAAATTCTTCTTTTGGAATCACAAAAGGTCTTGGAGAACTTCCTTTTCCACCGTCACTCATTATCTTCCTAACTGTTGTTTTAATTGGTCCATGATTTGTTTCACTTCATTTCTCATATAATTATTTTTTGGCAACCAAACATATATTCGATTTAATAATTGTAGTAATTGCTCAGGGTTCATTATTATCTTTTAAAAATTTAATTACCGGTAATTTGTTTGCTACCAACACATAAGCTTCTTTTAATGTTGGTGTAATAACTTTGCAATGAAATATACCATCTTTAATCATGATATCGAAAGGTGCTAATCCGACAAAGCTTTCATCAACAATACAACGAATATGCCAAGATTTGGCAGTCTTGCATCTTTTAATTAAATCATCATAGATTTTTTTAGGATCAAAGGGATCAAATAAAGCAACTTCAGACATTTTCATTCAATAAACTAGGACCATTATTACTTTCACTCAAGGTAAAACTTTCAGCAAGTTGTTCCGCTTTACTAAAGTCAGATACAACTTCTTTATTAATGATTCTACCTTTTAGGTAATAATTAACGGTATATGAAAAATCTTTTCTTTCGACAATAGCTTTCTTATCACCATTGGTAAACTTAGACAGTTCCATGAATTTCTCCCCATACAAATTGTTCAGCATAAGCTTGCGCTTCAGATTCTTCTTTAAAGAATTTGGTTTCCATTAATACTAAACCATCATCATCTGCACAATCAACTTCAAACATATCAAATATATTTCTCCAAATAATAGTGGCAGTTTTTCTACCACTATTACCCATAAAAGTAACGATTCGTTTTTCGCCATCCATCATGATATCATTCCTACAAAACGATTTAATACAACACGGTTATTCAAACGATTGCCTGCATATTTACTGAAAGCAGAAACCAAACCACGAGTAGTTGCATTTTCTTTAACAGTAAATTCTACATCATCATCAGTATCTAGGCCTTCTGCACGGAGAAGATAATACTCATCGTAACCAGCAGATGTAACAACCATAGATTTGTTTTTACGAAATTCATATTTAATTTTATCGTGTAGGTTGTAAGAAAGATTAGGATAGAACCAATGTAATTCACGACCAAGTTCACGACCACTTAAAACATAAAAACCAACAATGTTACATTCTGTACGAGCCTTCAACATTTTAATATATTGAGCAGTTAATTCACGACCATGTGGATTATCTACTTTAACTTCAGATTTAGTTTTAGGATCACGAATCACCATTTTTTTATGTTTACCATAAACATATTCACTACCTGTACCTGAAGTTTTGTAACCATCATCATTAGTATAATATACATCACGCAAAGTATGGCCATCACCATCGGTTAAGAATACAGTATTTACAATCTGTAACTTATATTGTTTCTGAAATTCAGGAACAATCTTCATGGCAGAAATAACTGTTTCATTTAATGGTGTACCACCCATTTGGAACCAATATGGTTTGAATGAACGATGGTGTGATAAACTTACCAAAGCAGCACCAGCATAAGAAAATTCAGAAGCAGACATTTTGCTCGATAATAAATTCAACAATTTAAAATTGCGCAAAACAATATCACCTTCTTTAAATTCACCAGAATAACAATCGTTATGTTCAGATGTAAAAGCATAAACATCATAAGGAATGTTTACCTTCTTACAGAACATTACTAAGTTAATTAACTGCTTGATTGTATTCTCTAAATGGTTGTGCATACTACCTGACCAGTCTAAGAACATTACAAGACCGTGAGATTTACCATTAGGCAATACGGTAATTTTCTTAAACAAATCTTCAGCAAACTGGTATGAATAGATTTTGCTCATATTCAATTCACCAGTTTTAGCAATAGATGCACGTTTCAATTGGTCGGCATTTTTACGCAACTCAAATTCTTTGGCCAAATAACCAACAACTTTCTTGGCATCATTACGGAGTTTTTGAAAGCCTTCTTTATCCTGACCTGTAGGACGATAATATCTATCGTTTTCAAATTTAATTAATTCTGCACGATAATCATTCCACAATTTTTTATGTGTAACTATGGCTTTATTTAAATCAACATCAGGAATATTTCCATAATATAGAATATCACTAGAGGTATCAAATAATTTACTTTCATTCTTACGATAGTTTTCATCGGTGAAAGATTTTATTTGATCTTTCGAATCAAATTCAGGATTATTACCACCAGCACGGGTTGCCTCGGTATTTACATCTTCCGTTTCTTCACCGTCATCAGAATCTTCTGTATTGGATTTAGATTCACGGGTTTCGGTCTCATCGTCCCATTCATCAGAATCATCATAACCTTCGGAATCAAAGCTTTCATAATCACCATCTTCATCTTCTTCAAACATTTCGGGATTATTCTTCTTACGTTCTTCGGCTTCATGCTTCATGAAGTCCATTACTAAACGAGCAACTTCAATTACATCTTCATAAGTTTCGGTATTTTCGATACGATTGACCAAGTATTGCTCATCATTATTAAATTTAATTCCTTGTGCTGCACCACCTTTAGTGTAAAGGTTAACACGGTCAATAAAATTCAATTCATTCAAATCAACATCTTTAGTACCAAAGAAATCCTTTTCAATCAATTCTTTGTACGCACGAATAAACGAGGAACGAATTCCTGGATATTTGTTTTTGATTTTACGCTCAATACGAGAATCTTCCAACACATTCATGATGGACATTGGAAGTTTTTCTTCATGAGCTTGAATCAAACCATCTAGAGGAGTATAAAGTGCGTGACCGACCTCATGACCCATAAACAAGTCATAGAGATAGCCAGAGATATTTTTATCTAAAATGGGTACAGTTAATACACGTTGTTTAACATCAAAAGATGCAGTTTGCACATTTCTTTGCTCAATAGTGAGATTTTCTGTTGCCATTAATTTGGCAAGTAACGATTTTGACTGAATGAGTTCCATGAATTCTCCGATTTAAAAGACCATTATACAACAATAATCGCTTACCGTCAAATAATTTTTGAAAAAGCGTTGTTTTTTAGCAACACTTAGATTATTGATAATATTCTTTGCGTTTTTGGTAGTCGGAAAGGTCTTTTTCCATGCCGGATAATGCTGCCCACTTTCGGATTACGATATCCAACTTCTTCCAATAAGGAATTTCTTCATCATCCGCTTTTGCATCAAGCCAAATGTAATATCCGTTGTTACTCATGTTTGTTTCCTTCGTTTTTTTCAAAAAAATTCTGCTCAATTGCAGATGCCAAGCGATCCGCAAGCTTCGGATCGAACTTTACTAAAAAATACGCAACATCTTCTGTTGGTACATGACGCAAATTGAACACAATTTCATCAATTCCTCGCAATATTTGCGTTTCTTCGTGCTGACTTAACATAATTTCCTCATTGCAAAGTAAAATTTTCATCAATACTCATAAAACTGCCTCTTTTTTTCGCTTTTCCGACAGATTTTAACCATTCTAATTCAATATGTAGCTCCTCATCATTCAAGGAATCCAAATATTCAGAATATTCTTGCCATTCTTCTGTTGTAATACTCATCTTCGCATACTCGCAATCTCTTTCGCTTCATTATCTGTAAAAATTGGCACAGCATTTGATTTATGCATTGTACCAATACCTTTAATTTTTTCACCGGTGTATGAACTTTGAATTTTCTTAACACAAGGAATAAAACCGGTATCTAAAGATGCGATTCGTGGAGTTTCTCTGTGAAAAGATACCATCTTGTTTAATGGTAATTTAGTTTTAATAGTGGGGGATTTTGAATATCGTTTTTCAGATATTTTATTGATAACAGTCAACCATTCTAATTTTTGCTCTTGTTGAGCTTTGGTTAACTTCTTAGGTTTAGATTTTGGAATGTAACCGTATATCATATAATTCTCCATGTGAAGAACCATTATATTACAGTTTAGAATAAAGGTCAAGCGTTGTGTTGTATGGAAACAACATTAATACCATATCTCTATTTCAAAGGCGGACATACCTACTTATGTTAAATTTTATGAAAATCAATGGTAAACTTTTAATTATACCAATTTCTCTCATCCTCAGCTTCAGCTTCGGTTTCTTCTAACATTTGTTCTTCTTCATATTGAGTTAATAACTTCTTAATCTCAGCGTGTTCATTTTTACTTCTTTTTGGTGTATAAGCGTAATCATCATTATACTCCTTGTTCTTGCGGAACTTTCCCACAAATTTCGTCACTTCTTTCTCCTATTTCATGGTTTCAAATTTAATGCCTCTAATTTTTTTTTCAGGCATATCTTGCATATCATCTTCCGAAACATAAATTATTTCCGAATGAGGATAACAGATTTGTACAAGTTTGAGTAGTTGGCAGACGGTGCCATCGGAATCATTGAATGTAAATATTTCATCAACACAGTTTAAGCTTTTAATAATTTCACGTCTTATTTGATAGTCCTGAACAAATCCACCTTGAGACCACATCATCCACCAATCGGAATGAATACCAACAACCAACCAGTCACCTTTTGATTTACATTTTTTTAAGTAATTGAGTTCTTCGATTCCTAAAGGATCGAATATGCCAGATGTTATTATTATTCTATCTCTTTTTGGCATTACGGTAAAAGATTTGGGAAAGCCTCTTTAACGAATTTATAGTTTAAACCTTTAACACCTTGATCTTTTTGGAAAATACCAATGATAACTTCTGCATCACGAGGTTCCAAAGATTCAAGAATTTGTAACAACAATTGATTTCTTTTTTCTGGCGTCAACGATTCTGCTGTTGAATCACCTTTTTTAAACAAATACAACTTTCTTAATTGTCCTGCCAGAGAATTGGATGTGATACCTGGCAAAATATCTTGTGGTACTTTGTAGTTATCTGGCATTTCTTTAATTAACCATTCACAATTAGGATGAAAAGTTAATTGTAATACATCAACCAAAGTTTGAGAAAGATTCTTCTCAATTATTGCCATCTTATCTTTTTTGGTTGACGCTTCTTCAAATTCATCAAATACTTCAAATATATTCTTCATTAAAATTCCTCGATTACATCCATTAAGTTTTTCAGTTTGTGTTCAATAAAATAATTCAACAACTTGTTACGTTTTGCTGGAACTGTTTCTTCATATGTATTTATAATCTTTTCTTTTATCTCGACCGGAATAAAAGATAGGTCAATTAATGTGGCATTCCTCATATAATTGGCTTTTACAGATTCGTTTTGGTCGGTCCAAGCTTCCTGTAACATTTTATCCAAAACACTTTTGGTGATAGGTTTCTGACGCAAATCACGAACAAAACAATCACCAGGTGAAAACACATTAGGAATGCCATCACCTTTATCACCACGAATAATCTTTTCTTTTAACTCCATAATTGGATTCTCGGACACCACATATTTCTTTTGTGATGGATTATACTGTTTAACATTAGGATAGTTTTGTAGTTGTAGGAAGTCACCATCACTCGATAGGATCAAAATCTTTTCGTGTGCTGAGTGCCTTGGTACTAGTGTGCCAATAATATCGTCTGCTTCAGCACCCTCAACATCAATTACCTTGTATGGGAAGTTTTCTTTGAGTTCTGCTTTGAATTTGGCAAGCATATCAAAAATTAAATGCCAGTCTAAATCAGACTTATCACGGTTCTTTTTACGATTTGCTTTGTAGAATGGAAAATATTCTTTACGCCAATATTTACGGTTATCACAACACAATACCACCTCACCATATTCATTCTTAAAATTCTTAACATGGTTACGAATGATATTTAAAATCATGTGGCGAATCAGACTTTCATCTAATTTGCCTTTATGATTGGAAATCTGAGCCATAAGTCCGGCAAGTAATACTTGGTTTAAATCAACGAGAATCATAATAAACTTTCAATAGTTTCAATAGAGGTCTATTGTATCACAAACCTTGAAGTTTGGCAAACACATTTTCAATAAAGTTATTTGAAGTGGTAGTTTTACGAGCCATAACACCATACCATTGGTGTGGTATTAAATCGGAGATGTATTCTAATGGGTCAATAAAAATGGCATCGAAACGGTCAACACCATATATACCATCTTTATCATTATCTTCTTTAAATAGAATAACATGATAAGCATTACCCATTTCTGAATTACCTAAATTTTGACCTGGATTTTTATAAGTTGCCGATTCTATATGAATCTGGTCTTTCTTATCACCAGGCAAAAATAAGATAGCATCATGTTCTTCGCCTTTTAACTCTTTGAGAAAGTCTAGCATTTTATTCCTTTAAGGTGTGATTTTCTCACTCTTACCATAATCCAAGTATTGTAATAATCATTTGATTCTAGAGCACCACGAACAAATTGCTCTTTTGCTTCCAAATAACCACAATCACCTTTAGAAAGGCAAAGATGTAATATTTCACGTTTAAATTTATCGTGACCTAATGATAACACATCTTTGCTGAGTTC